ATAAGCCGGCTGTACAACTCATTGAAAATGTCGCTAGAATCAAAACTCCTACGCACTTCACATGTTTTCTTAATCAAAGAAAAACCCAACCTGCAAAAGTAATAACCATGTACACCACCAATTTAAACTATATGGAGTACTACTCAGATTGGAAGCTACAGTTAGCCAATGCGGAGAACTTATTTGACATGAAGTCGGTAGGTATTGTAGCCACGGCATTTATCAGCCAACTAAATGATTTATGGGATCAAGATCGCTTACCCATATCAGTAGTATCTGGCTTCATAGAAGAAGTAAACAGCAAGACCGAAGAGAAGCGAGAATCAATTATTAAAACCATTAGTAACTAATGTACACAACCGAAGAACTATATAGAGAACTTGTATCGGTACGGCGTGAGATTACGGAATTGAAGAACGCCATCCTTCCGGCTTTCAAAAGCTTAAAAGAAGGTAAGTGGATGACCGAGCAGGAGGTTATGGATTGCTTACAAATCAAGATCACTTATATGCGTATTCTGCGAACGAAAGGTGTGTTAATGGGGTATAGTTCAACCGGACGAAATTTCAAATACAAACGCGCAGATGTAATGGAATATATAGAAGGACGCAAGTCAAACGAAATGCACCAGTATTTCCAGGAACGTAAACTTAAAAAAACAAACGCTCAATAATGAACAACCCATCAATCTGCTTCACGCAAGAGACATTGTTTGAAATTTTCAAACAGTCGGCTAAGAAATATGGCCTTAAAGGATCGGCAAAAATATATGTCACCGACAACCAAGGCGTATTAGAATTCCAACACTTCGCACCCGAGGACATAACACCTGGAGGGGTCCCTAAATTAACCTCATTGGACGCGAAATCATTACCATCCGAAACCAATTCCTAATAATAAAAAAAGGGAGCAGCCACTCCCTCTTCAAGTATTCATTTTAAAAACCGTAAACAAACTTACATGAACAGCACAAATCTAACAACAACTTTTGAGTTGTACAAAGAAAACTCCACCATACCAATGGTGCAGGTCCAAATCAACGTGGATTACGATCCTTTGACCAACACAGCCACACTGAATAAATTACTTCTTAAGTGCTCCGCAAACAAGGCCACTCTGGATGTGACATTTTTATCTAAGCGCGATTTGTTCGGACCAATGGTTCAAGATACCATAGCAAGCACAGACTGGCGTGGAATGTATCAAGCTTCCGTAGCCGTTGAGATAACCCGGCAGCAACGGCTTGATGATAATGCCAAGCACGGCATTGCGATAAGTGAACCTAACCCTCATTATTTATCAAACCAAACTTTATAATCATGCAGATCAAACTACGTAACATTAAGCTTACAAACTTCAAAGGGATCCGTTCTTTGGTAATTCCCTTCAATCAAACTACGAATATTTACGGAGAAAATGCCGCTGGCAAAACAACCATTGTAGATGCATTCCTATGGTGTTTATTCGGCAAAGATTCTACCGATCGTAAAGACTTCGAGGTGAAAACATTGGATGAAAACAACAAAGTAATTCCTCAAATAGAACATGAGGTTGAATGCGAACTTAGCGTGGAGAATCAGGTAATTAACGTGAAGCGTGTATTGCGCGAAAATTGGACTAAGCGGCGCGGAAGTACTGAAACCGAATTTACCGGCAACGAAACAATTTATTATTGGAATGATGTGCCTTTGAAACAAAAGGAATTCCAAGAGAAGGTATCAGGCATTGTTGATGAAAGCTTATTCAAGTATATTACTAACCCGCTTTATTTTAACACCAATCTTAAATGGCAGGATAGACGAGTAGTACTGTTCTCAATTGCCGACAAAGTATATGACGCTGATGTATTGAAGGAGATCGAGCGACCACACAATATAGATCAGATACACGATCTTACTCGGCTCCTTAATCAGGGCAAGTCGATTGTTGAAATCAAAAAGGAGCTTTCTGCCAAAAAGAAGAAAATGAAGGATGAATTGGAATTTATTCCATCTCGAATTGATGAGGCTGAAAGATCGAAGCCAGAGGCTAAGAATTGGCCAGAAATCGAATCATTGATTTCTACGTTAACCTCACAGATCTCTGAATACAATTCTAAGAAGGAAGATATTGTAACCGCTTCGAAAACCCAAAACGAAGGAATACTCGCTAAGCAGACGCAGTTGAACAACATGAAACTCCAACTTCAAAAGCTGGATCATGATTTGGTTGCGGATCGAAAAAGTAAGCTACATGAACTTGAGTCGAAAGTTAAACAGGCCAATTCCGATATCTTACAGGTGCAGGAGAATAGCAAGCGTGCCAATGAAAGCGTTTGTTCCCTGAATAATCGTATTGCTTCTCTGGAGCAGGATACCTCAAGCCTTCGAACGCAATGGATTGAAATTAACTCAAGACAGCTAACTATTACCGATGACAAGACTTGTTGTCCTGCATGCAAGCAGAAGTTACCGGATTCAGATATTGCAGATATCACCGAAAAACTCGCTACCAACTTTAACAACCAGAAGGCGAAGGACCTACAGGCCAATAACGATAAAGGGTCGCAAAATAAGCGTGAAATCGAAACCTGCCGCATGCAGATTGACGAGTTGAATAAACAAATCACGGAACACAATTCCACTCTGGAAAGCAGGATAGCGGACTTAAACTCTTACTTGAAAAACTTGGAGGACCTCAATAACGAACAGGTGGTGCCAACCACAGAAATATTGGAATTGCGAGAAGCTATCAACGACTTCGTAATTCCAGAAACGAAGCCTACTGATTTCAGTGAAGTAAATGGTTTAATAAACACTGCACATGAGCAATTAGACCAAGCAAAATTATCGCTCTCCTACCGCGATCAGATTGCAAAAATTGATTTGCGCATCAATGAGCTGCAAAATCAAGAATCCAACATGAGCCAGGAGCTTGCTGATCTGGAGAGCACCGAATTCGTAATCGATGCGTTTAATAAAACCAAGATCGAGACCATGGTTGAGAATGTGAATAAGAAATTCACCTATGTTAAATTCAAACTATTCCAAGAACAAATAAACGGCGGTGAAGCAGAATGTTGTGAAGCACTAATTAATGGTGTACCATATTCTGATGCAAATAACGCCGCGAAGATTAACGCCGGTCTTGATGTGATAAATACACTATGCACGTACCACGATGTGTATGCGCCAATCTTCATCGATAACCGGGAATCAGTAAATGAACTTATTCCTACCTCATCTCAAATAATCAACCTTATTGTTTCAACAGACAAAACTTTAAAAATCCAATAGCATGACAAACACAACACAAACGGCAGCTGTTCCAGTAACAGCTGAGGTGACAACTACACCTGAAAAGAGAGGAATAGTGGAGACGGTTTTAAACATGGTCTCAAACTACCAGTCCGAAGGCGGATTGAAACTTCCTGGAAGCTATAGCGCTGAAAATTCTGTTCGCGCGGCATGGTTACTCATTCAAGATGTTACTGGCAAGAACGGCGACACTTACCAACCAGTGCTTAATTATTGCACACCACAATCTATTGCTAACGCATTGATGAAAATGGTACTGCAAGGTTTGAATCCAAACAAACGCCAATGTTCTTTTATCGCATACGGCAACAAACTCACTTTACAACGTGAATATGCTGGGAGTATTGCAATTGCCAAGCGAAACGGTATGAAACGCATTACCGCCAATGTAGTATATGAAGGAGAGGAGTTTGAATTCCATACTGAAATGGAAACGGGCCTGAAGAGAGTAACAAAGCACATCCAATCGCTTGACACCATGGGTGGTGGAAAGATCAAAGGAGCATATGCCTTCGTTGTTATGGAGGATGGAACAACCTCTGTAGAAGTAATGACTATGGCTCAAATTCAGGCTGCTTGGAATCAAGGACCGACGAAGGGAACATCTCCTGCTCACAAAAATTTCCCGGATCAAATGGCAATGAAGACAGTAATCAACCGAGCGGTGAAGATCCTTATTAACTCATCCGATGATTCCGATTTGTTTGAGGAAGAAGAATCTTTAGTTGTTGATACACATGCAGAAGAGGTTAGAAAGGAAATTATGGAGAATGCCAATAAGCAAGAAATCCGATTTGAAGAAAATCCAAATCTCGCTGCACCCGAAACTACGGCGCCAGGCCCTGAAACGGTAACCATCGCAGACCCAGCGCAAAATGATAACGGCACATTGTTTAACCAATCGGGACCAAGCTACTAATGCGATTGAAGATTTTAGGCAGCTCATCAAAAGGAAACTGTTACATCCTGGAGAACGAAACCGAAGCGCTCTTGATTGAGTGTGGAGTAAATTTCTCGATGGTAAAACAAGCTCTTAACTTTCAACTACGAAAAGTGGTGGGCTGCCTATTAACTCATGAGCATGGAGACCATTCCAACTATGTAAGTGAATTCTTGGCGTCAGGCATAAAGGTTCACGCGACCAAGGGTACTTTGGATTCAATTAATTCCAACAGGCACCATAACATGGTGGAGTTGGGTTATAACACTCTATTCTTAGGAAGCTTCATGGTTAAACATTTCGATGTTGAACATGATGCGAAGGAACCGGTTGGGTTTCTTATCAACCATCCGGAAACAGGCAATGTATTATTCCTTACAGACACATTCTATTGCAAGTACACGTTTGGAAAACTGCATAACATAATCGTTGAGGCCAATTATTCGAAGGCTATAATCGAGAAGAAACGATCCCAGGGGTATCTACCTCAGTTCCTGAATGATAGAATTATAAAGTCGCACATGAGTCTGGAAACGTGCAAGGAATTGCTACAAGCCAATGATCTGAGTGAGGTTAACAATATAGTACTCATCCATCTGAGCGATGGCAATTCAGATGCTGCATTATTTCAACGTGAAATTCAAAATCTCACCGGGAAAACTGTACATGTTGCAGACGCCGGAATCGTAATAGACAATTTTAATAAAACCCCATTTTAAACAATAAAAACCTTTCAATATGAACAATCAAAATACAATTAACTTTTGCAAACGATTCGAAAGAACTGAGGCTCAGTTTTCTGGTGCCGAAAAAATTAGCGGACACCTTAACCTCAGGAGCTTAACTACCATTCCTGATGGCTTCAATCCAACTGTAGGCGGAGACCTTGACCTCAAGAGCTTAACTACCATTCCTGATGGCTTCAATCCAACTGTAGGCGGAGACCTTTACCTCAGTAGCTTAACTACCATTCCTGATGGCTTCAATCCAACTGTAGGCGGACACCTTTACCTCAGGAGCTTAACTACCATTCCTGATGGCTTCAATCCAACTGTAGGCGGAGACCTTTACCTCAGGAGCTTAACTACCATTCCTGATGGCTTCAATCCAACTGTAGGCGGAGACCTTGACCTCAGGAGCTTAACTACCATTCCTGATGGCTTCAATCCAACTGTAGGCGGACACCTTTACCTCAGGGGTCTTTGGGTGGAAAGCAAGAACAAGCCTACCAAGAAAATAGTTACACCAAAGAATAAGTTGCTTTTTTGGCAAGATGGAAAATATGTAAGTGCGGACCGAATATTTACCGAGGTGATAAGCAAGAAGGGAAATGTTTATCGCGTGAAAAAGGTGCATTCGCAAAAAGAATTCTACCTAGTTACTAATGGTGAGTTTCATGCACACGGCGATACGCTGGAAAAAGCGAAAGAAGATTTCAGATTTAAGCAGTTGGCGGATAAATTAAAAAATGAGCCGATCAACGCTGATACAATTGTTTCTATAAAACATTTCCGACTGATCACAGGGGCCTGTGAGTATGGAACAAAGTCATGGCTGGAACAGAATAACATTAAGGTTGATTCAATGAAAGCTTCAGAGCTGTTGCCTCTGCTTGAAAAGACAAACGCATACGGTCTTGAAAAATTCAAGAAGCTGATCACTTTTTAGGATACACAGGTCCGGCTGTATATCCGGGAAATAGCTCTTTAAATATTGATCATATAATTAGCGGGTTAAGTAACAAATTCTGGTAATTCTTCAACATCATCAATATCGCACCGTAGAGCAGCGGTAGCTCGTTGGGCTCATATCCCAAAGGTCGAAGGTTCGAGTCCTTCCGGTGCAACTCATGTTTGTTTGTTTGGTTATTTAGATGGAGCGGTGTAGCGAAGTTGGGTTTCAATGTCTGTTCCCGACGGTAGCTAGTTCTTCGATGAATGCACCGCACAACCCCCAGGACATGCCGGCGTAATGGAGGCCGGATCGGCAGTTAGAGCTTAAAAACGATATACTACTAACCTCTGGTATAGATAAGGAAAGCAAACCCCTGAAATAGGTCAGCTAATCGTAAACAATAGTTTTTGTTCCGTTGTTGCGAGGCTTTGGTTAGGAATGAAATAGGCTGGCATACCCGAATGTATGCCCACCGAAAGGTGTAAAATCATAAGTGAAAATTAAAACCAGATATAAATGTCAAAATCAAAAAAGGGATCCAAACAAAATCCCATCACAGATCAGGATTTAGCCGAGGCTAATATACCGGAGTATGTTATTGTTTCTGCCAAGCTTAACGATGGCAAGTGTGATTTTTCTTTCCGTACCGAGAAAGGGATTCACGCCGGAGAGGTGGCAAACATTAAAGGGGTAGGAATCTTCTACGATTCGCTTCAGGATGCATTCAACACTTTCAATGTACACCTTGCTGTAATTGACGAGGCTTACAAGCATAAGGGTGTTGAAATCGAAGATATCGATATGTACCATACGGATGAGCTTGCAATGTCATACAGCGTTGACCAGTTCAAGATTAAAGGCGAAGGGGATAATGAAAGTATTGTTCTTATTGGTTCCAAGTACACATCCCTTGGTGAAATCGGAATTGAAACGCCTAAGATTCCACTTGATTCCTTGAGTGGGTATAAGTGGTTCAACGAACTAAAAGCCGCCTCTGATAATGCGCGAAAAGAGGTATCCGAATACAAGGAAGGAAACTTCGAAGTGCCGGAAAAGGACGAGCCTACTTCTAAGCAGCTTAAGATAAGTGCGGAAGGATTTGATGACGATAAGGACTTTGAAAACGCTGCAATGTAATGAGTTTCACACCACGTCCATATCAGCAGGAGGCAATCGATGTCGGTATTAAGTTCTTGAAAAGCAAGGAAAAGAAAAACGGCATTTTAATTCTACCGACAGGCAGTGGAAAGTCGGTGGTAATTGCCAATATCGCTTCCGGATTAGAAGGTAATACCATTGTATTTCAGCCATCCAAAGAGATCCTGGAGCAGAACTTCGCCAAGTTCATTTCCTACGGATATCGGGCCGCTGTATATTCTGCCAGTGCCGGCCAGAAGCGAATTGACAAAGTGGTATTTGCAACAATAGGCAGTGTTGCTAAAAAACATCACCTATTCCGTGAATTTAAAAACATCATTATTGATGAATGTCATTTGGTTAATTCTAAAGGTGGAATGTATCATGATTTCATCAAGGCAATTGACGGAGCGAAGGTGATTGGCATGACGGCCACACCTTATCGTTTGGCCTCCAACTCTGAAGGAGCTGAGTTGAGATTCTTAACTAGGACCAGCCCTAAAATCTTTAATAAGGTTTTGTATTACATCCAAAATGACTATTTGTTCAACAATGGGTATTTAGCTAAACTGGAATACTATCGCTTCAATGTAGTGGATCGTACTATGCTTACAATGAATAGCACGGGTACGGACTTTACCGAACGATCGATTCAAGAATACTACCGGAAGATTGATATGCCAACTACAACCGCTCACTATGCACAACGGTTATTGGCAAAGCGAAAAAACCTACTTATTTTCTGCACCCTCATAAAAGAAGCACAGCGAGTTGCACACCTTGTTGATGGCGCCGTTGTGCTTACAGGCGACACAGAAAAGGCTACACGCGAACGCATACTGCGGCAATTTAAGAATGGTGAAATCCCATGCGTGGTGAATGTAGGTGTACTTACCACCGGATTTGATTACCCCGAACTGGAAGCTGTATTGATCGCAAAATCAACCATGTCGCTTGCATGGTATTATCAAGTGGTGGGTCGTGGTATGCGACCAAGTCCCAACAAAACAAGCTGCTGGATAGTGGACCTCGGAGGCAATATTGATTTCTTCGGTAAAATTGAAACCATGCGCATCGAGCAAACACCTAACGGCCTTCATTACATATCCAATAACGGCAAGCAATTAACCAATGTAACGTTCACAAAAAAATAATCATGACACATTAAACTGTATTAATATGAAACTAATTATCTCAAACAAGGAGCTTAAGAAAGCTCTTAAGAAAATCGGGACTGTAGTCCCAAAGAAAGCTGTATTGCCAGCACTTGAACACATCATGGTAACCGCTCAAGGAAACCAACTTACCATCAAGGCAACGGACTTGGAGGTGACGATGTTATATCAGCTTACACTTGGTGAGAATGCTTCCAAAGATGATACCTCATTAATCAACTTCCACTGGTTGAAAGGTATCAGTGATCTGCATGGCGATGAACCTCTATACATAGAGGCTTTGAAAACTTACACGGCCATCACTGCCAGCTCCGGCGAGTATCGTCAGGATGCATCCGTGAAACTGAAGGAGTTTCCTGCGCTTCCCGAAGTACCGGAAGCCGAGAGTGTAACCATGATTCCTGGATTCGTGAAGTGGTTGAATTCGGCTTCCATTTTCGTCGAATCCAAGGACGAGTATAATAAATGGAAGGCATCTGTCTTCTTGGAAATCATCAACAACCATTTAATTCTTACCGCTACTAATGGTCAACAATTATTTACGCATGCCTTTGATATCGAGTCGCAGCTTAATCGGTCTATGATGATATCAAATACCGTGTCGAAGGCCTTGGACGGGTTCACCGATACTACGCTTCACCTCAATGCTGATTCCTATGCATTCGTATCAGAAGGTGTTACCATTATTACCAAGATACCCGACGGCAAGTTTCCAGAATACAATAAAATCATTCCTAAAGCAGACATCCATAATTGTGTTGTTGAACGCATCGGAATGAAAGAAATCTTGGACAAAATAAAATTCATCAATCCTGATTCTTTCAGTATTCAAACCGGGCCCTCTGAATTATTGCTAAACGCAAAGAACGAAAGCGGTCAGACTGCACTTCTGAAAGTTCCACTAATCAAAGAGTATAGCGGTGAGGCAATGGAAATTTGGTTGAACCCATCTAAGCTACAACAGCTCCTTTCGCAAACCGATTATGAAACTATTGGATTGGCATTCCAGGATAAGAGCAAAGCGCTGATCCTGTCCAATACAAAAGATATGGCGTATGTCGGTTTAATAATGCCGTTCCTTAAATAATTCATCACTTCAAAATTATAACATGAACTTTTTTCAAACATTAAACGAACAGTTTCCGGGTGCTGATCTAACTATCCGGATAAAGTCTAAAGGCGGCACTCAGTCCATCAGCGTGCTTCCTGTATCAACAGAGGAGAATGATATTCAGCCGTTGATCGTTTCGGGTACTCCTGAAGAGTTGGACGTACAATTCTTTGAGCTGATTAAAAAACCTCTGGAAGAAACCATCACTGCAATTGTCAACCTCGAAGAGCAAGAGCATAGCGTGAAGGAATCAGCCAGCAAACCAGTGCCGACCACCGCAAAAAAAGTTGAGAAACCAGCAAAGAAGGAAGCAAAGAAAGTGCCTGCCAAAAAGGAAACACCGGCACCAACTGAAGGTTCTTTATTCGAAGAGCCGGGATCTGCAACACCTGATGAACAGGATAACGAACCCATCGAAGAATAATTTTTAATCACTATTTATATATACCATACAATGGCCTTACAAGTAATAAATTTGAAACGAGTTTTTAAACTCAAAAAGGATGGAAAGGATATCATCCTGAAAGATGTGAATAAGAATTTCACACCTGAAGATACAATGAAGTTTTATTCAACCACTTATCCGGAATTGACTACATGCACCATCAGTGGACCGGCAATCGATGACGATTCAGCTGTGTATGAATTCAAAACAACGGTAGGCACCAAAGGCTAATCATGGCAAAGAAAAAAGTATCATGCAGCACGCCAAAACGAGACATAAAAAAAGTACATCAGGATCTAGCAAGAATCTTAAAGCAAAACAGCGACAAGAATCTGTACGCAGACGCGAACAGAGAAAGGAGAGTACAATTACCCGCAGCGGATTTGGATTTCATCCTGTAGCGCCTAAGGGATTCTTTTCAACTGATTTGCCCGACTCTACCGGACGGGAATATGTTACCATGCTTTCTGATTTGAAGTCAGGCTATGAGCGTTATTGTGAATTGTCCGGTGTGAAACCAGTTGCGTATTGTGATAATCTTACCAAGGACCTGAGAGATATGATATCACATTTGCGGTCGCTGGTTCATGCTCATAGTAAGCTTGCGAAGCTCCGTATTCAACACAACGAAACCGGGTATCAGTTTGAGATTTACTCCTACTTTGAAAGCTTCCGGTCCGAAACACTGTATGTTTTCCCAATGATGATGTTTGAACGACTCAGGTTCTATGATGAAACCTTCGGTGATATTTTCCTTCAGTTTATGGCCAGCGTATGTAATAAAATGGAATTTACATATTTCACAGACAGTTATCGATTTGAAGTGTTGGTCCGGGAATGTGATTTGAGAGAAAACTATGCAGAGGATGAAGAGGGTGAGATGGAATGGCAGCGGGATATGGAATGCTATACAAAATTCGCACCGTTGTACACCAAAAAAATGAGGCGTATAGGTAATTTATTTACCAATAATAAATTGCTTTACTCTATTCAACGGCTTGAGGGTAATTGCCATGAGCTCAGGGATTTAAAAGATTGGATGTTGGAGGGCTATCCAATTATGACGCACGAAGATTGTACTCCAATTCCAAACATGCAGTATGATAATGAATTAGCGGATGAATATGTTGATTCGTGGAATGGTGCTCAGGATGCTATCCAATTGGTTGATACATTCTTAGTTGCATGGAATGATGAGGATCAAATAACTAATCAGTACATGGAATGGATAAATCCAGATTCGGGTGAGTATGGCCACTTTGATCCATGTGAATGGATGGTAATTACACCAGCACTTAATAAAACGTACAAACATCTTGAATGGGGTGAATCCTTCTTTAAGTGGTTCGACAAAGGTTTCCGATTATTTAACAGATTTTCAGATCATAACTCATGAGTATAATCAATGAAATAATGAACAAATTCCGGCCGGTGCAACTGGTTACGGTTTATCAGAACGATAACAAGGAATACTATCTTGAATCATCAGAGATTTCAAACGGTAAAGTTGGGCAAGCTTCACCACTTACTGAAGAGGTATTATCCGATATCGTCAAGTACTTCACATCCATACGTCAGGATGAGGATACCATCAAAGGGAATATCCCGGATAATGTAATTTTCTGTGACTGGTCCGTCGAGAATAAGGTATTGGCATGGTATAATAAACCAATGACTCGAGGCATGTACTTCACGTCCGATTTGCATATTCCTTCCGGTACTGCGAACCAGCCAACAGTATTGTATATAGTACGTAATAAAGATATGTATGTGTTTGTTGTAAAAACTTCAAAGGTTGGATTAAAGTCTCCGCTATTCATTGCTCCCTATCACAACTGTTGCACTTCCGGTAGTGTATGCCTTGGTTCCGCTTCCGTCCGCAAACCAGCCAAACCAACCTTTATGAACATCATGGAGTATTGGGAAAAGAAGTTTTGGAACTCGGAATTTTCACATCTCAATGGAGATGATAAGCTATGCAAGGTGAATATCAATTTGTATTGGAAGAATGCCATCAAAAAGAAACTTGCATTTGATTCGTCCATCCTGATCGCATCAAAGTACAAAACATTTGAAGCTGCTTTAAAATCAATTTACAAAAATGCATAAGACACATTCATATATTCTCAATCCTGAGCATTTAATATCAGTCACCTTAATTGGTTGCGGTGGAACTGGTTCGCAAGTACTCACCTGTTTGGCAAGACTCAACGAAGCACTGATCGGCATCGGTCACCCTGGTTTGCATGTGACTGTATACGATGGGGACCAGGTGGACGAGTCCAATGTAGGTAGACAATTGTATTCCCCGGCAGATGTCGGTCACAATAAGGCTGTAGTTTCTGTTTCACGCGTGAATAGATACTTTGGGTACAATTGGATTGCAATTCCGGAGGCTATTACCAAGTCGTTGAAGGGAAACATTATTATTACCTGCATCGATTCGGCTCCCGGCCGTGTAGAAATTGCACAGGATCTTAAACGGGATAAAACTATTGGCGTAGAGAATAAACATCATTATTGGCTTGATTTCGGCAATGACCTGAAAACTGGTCAGGTAGTACTTGGGCATGCCGGTCATAGCGTTCTTCCATCCAAATATTTACTACCTACAGTTATCGACCGGTTCCCGCAGTTGAAGAAAATGCGTGCCAAGAAATCAGAGCCAAGCTGCTCCATAGCTCAGGCACTTGGTAAACAAGATTTATTCATAAACTCTACACTGGCTCAACTCGGAATGAATCTGTTATGGAAACTATTCCGGGAGGGAGGTGTTAACTATGGAGGCTTATACCTAAACCTTGATTCATTAACTGTAAATCCAATGCCACTTTAATGGGAGCGCATCCGAAATATAGAACCATGATGCAAGAGCTTACCAAGGTAGGCGTTGATATCAATATCCACCGGCAAGGTGAGAAGGCCTATAAATTGTCTGTAGGAACGAAAGAACGAATTTTTAGGCTGCGTTCTACCTGCAACCGGCACCTGGAGAAAATATTTACTAAAGAAACAAATAAAACACTGCTTTTCTATTAATGAACTACATCGAATTACTTAACAACTATTGGAGCTTGAGAGAACAAGGCATTATATCACCGTTAGAGGGAGATTTGTATCTGTACTTAATCAGAACATCAAACCGCTATGGATGGAAGAATCCTTTTAATCAAACCACGTCGGCTATCTGTGCGTTTTTGGGAATTAACAGAACTGCACTAATTAACCGTAGAAATAAGTTGAAGCAAATCGGTTTAATTGATTTTAAAGAAGGCATCGCGCAATCGAAACCTGCGATTTATGAAATAATGTGTATCAAAAATGATACACAAGGTAGTACACCTATAGGTACACCTTATGATACACAAGGTAGTACACCTACCGGTACCACTACACTAAACAAAACTAAACTAAACAAAACAAAAGAAGTAACGGCTGTCGCCGAACCACCACCTTCTTCTAAAAAAGAAAAGTTTGAAATCAAAAAATTCATCGCGCCGGAAAATTTGCCTTTCTCCGGGCCAGAGTTTCTGGAAGCATGGCAAAAGCTATTAGAATCACAGAAATGGAGGAAAAAACCAGAAACTGCCATTGAAGCAACTGTGAAAATGATGAAAGACTACAACGAGCAGTTTCTTACCGAACAAATCCGCAGAGCGATCAGTGGAAATTGGCAAGGACTGTTTTTTTCGAATACAAAAGACGAATACAAAAAATACATAAATCAACACAATGGAACAATTCAAGGAAGTACTGGAGGAATTGTCTTTGACAAGCCATAACGAAGAAATCCCATACATACTAACTCCGGAAGAGGAGCAGCGACATATCGAGCGCAAAATTGACTCCCTGAAGGACCATTACAAGTGGCTGAAAAAAAGCGACTGGATTGCATTCGTATCAGTCGAACATAGGGAAATGAAAAATGCAGCACTGGAAATGGAGGTGAATAAAATTGATTGGGAAAACAAATTCGATCGGCATGAATACCTATCCAAGATGAACGCTCTTAAGTTCTGGGATATGAAAGATGTTGAACGTCGAGATGCCAAGATGAAGGCAGAAAGAGATGCTTTGATGGAGCTGGAATTGAGGTGCAATTACGACTACATGCTTAAACTATTGTCTTATAACAGCCAAGGGCTCGGTAAACCCTTGATTGTTTCTCCAGGAAATGAGAATTACATTAAGGCGGTATGTTATTTTCTATCCAAAGATCCACGATTCGAGAAGGAGCTCGGATTTTCATTCAGGAGAGGGCTACTTATTCGAGGTAATTACGGAGTTGGTAAAACTCATATTATTAGATGTGTATCCAACAATGAGCTTCAACCGATTCAAATGAAAAGCATGTTGGACATTACGCAGCGCTTGAATGAAACCGGTGAAGCTGAAGTGAACATTTACTCCAGGAAAAAGCTATACCTAGATGATGTTGGAACGGAGGAGCCTACAGTTAACCATTACGGCACAAAGATTAATTGGTTTAAGAATTTCATTGAGACGCAGTATACTCATGAATCGGTTTACCCACGCCTTATAATCACTACCAACTGTTCGTTCGACGAAATCGAACAGAAGTATGGAGGTCGTGTTAGATCCCGGATGGCGGAGATGTTCAACATTATTAATGTTTCGGGGGAGGACTTACGAAAAATATGAACTGGACCCTACAACATATAGAAGATTTGAAAGCCAAGGGTAAGATTAAAGATTACGTTGATACGAAACCTCCTAAGAAGGAGAAGCGACTACCGGCGGCAAAAAAACTCTCCCCACAAAAAACCTTCATCGCCAACCATTTAAAAAAATATTGTAGCGAAGAAGAGACAACCCTTGTTGAAGAGCACAAATTCTCTCATCGGAAATTCAGGTTCGATTGGTGTATTCCAGAACAAAAAATTGCGATTGAGTACAATGGTATAATGTCCAGGAAGAGCAGACATACCACGGTAGGTGGTTATTCTAGAGATATGACTAAGATAAACCTCGCTCAATCATTGGGATGGATTGTATACCAATACACCCCACTAAACTATGAAGATATTATAAATGACATCCCTCTTAAAAGTAAAGTATATTCATAATGAGACACAAACTACTACCCACATCTGAAGAAATTCAGCAGCTCCGAGAACTCGCAAAGGCCTCCACTCCAATGGTTGATATCGAAAAAGCAGTAAACCATTCCAGACAATGGATCCGGATTGTATTGGATCAGCACGGAATAGAATATCATAGTAAATACGCAAGGAAAGGAGACGTGCACCGATCAAGTAGCAAGGCTTCAAATTCTATACATTGGATGGATTATGTTTTTCACTAATATGTCAATAAATGCCCGAAAAAGAAAAAATCATGACTAACAAAACTTTCAGAATAAGATTCTCCATCAACGGCAGTGAGCCGAAAATTTTCAAAGTAACTGCTGACACTTACGAGGCGGCACAGAAAAAGCTAGAGGACACCTTCCGATTCGAAGAAATGTTAAGCGAGGATGAGGTAGGTAAATTAGAATCCGAATTGGATAAAATTATTAACAATTTAAACGGTAAGACTGCCGATAACAGCCGCGCATAAAAATGAAAGTACTATCACTCCTTCAACCGTGGGCTAGCCTTTGCGTCCACACAGATGAAAATGGCAAGGCATTCAAACAAATCGAAACCCGTTCATGGAATACAAAGTACAGAGGGGAATTACTGATTCATGCGAGTAAGAAAAAAATTAAACTGCAAGACGGCATGTATGAACTTATCGATCAGATGGAACGAATAGGGTTTATGAAGGACTATGAGAAGTTACCATACGGCGCAATCATTGGGAAAGTGAATTTAGTTGATGTAACAACAACGAGTATTATAAATAGTAATACCGATTTGGATATTAACACAAACTGGAAGCATTTAACCAAGCAGGAATTGGCATTCGGCGATTATTCTGAAGGTCGATTTGGTTGGCTACTATCCGACCCGGTATTATTCAAAAATCCCATCCCATGCAAGGGCCAACTTTCAATTTGGAATCTTCCAAAGGAGTTGGAAAATATTGTTCGATCGCAGGTAGGAAGAAGTATATCCCATGAGAAAGCGATAGAGGTATATCGTCGGAATGTTTGGCCCAGAGATGAACACGGAAACCAAATTGAGATATCCGAAGAAGAAAGACTTAAAAGGATAAATACGTTTAGAAGTCAAGGTTATTTTTAAACAGCAAATTATTACTATGATTACGGCAAACGGATATTCAAAGGACCCATCCATCAAACCAGATGGAATAGTTATTACATGGCCACCCAGCATGTGGTACCATCCTTGGCCTGTTGTTCAGAGAGCATTTGAATCAACAATGAAAGAAGGCGTATGGCCACATCGGGTAAAGAATCCTCCTAAGCACGAGATCCATTATGTATACATAATTATTGATGGCAAGGTGGTATACCGATGCAACTACCTTGAATTCGTTCTCCGTAGCCGGGAGTATGAATTAGCCACCGGGGGTACTTTCCTTGCGAACTATCCACACATACTATTAACCGGACCTCTGGTGAAAGCTCCAAGGGAAATACTTCTTCCCGGTTTCCAAGGTTTTCGGTATTGCACAGAATTATTTTAAATAGAAATTTTATATGAGAAACCACAGTTCAAAACAAATTATACTCGGTAAATTAGTAACGCGAGTACCTGCACCATCTCAATCCGCTAAAGCATTTACCGAAGACGTGGAAGACTTAATGTATGAATGCCTAGGAGATAAATCGGGCGTAAATACATGCAATGAATTCCTAACCAGGTTCACACAATTTGCAACCGATCACAACGTAAAGCCATTACGAATGTCAAATAAACCGTTTGGATTATTCTTCGAAGCCGATGGGAATATTTACTTCGCTCACATCACGGCCAAAGGCTACAGTTATAAGAAGATACCGCGAACTGAGTATGAAAGAAGTACTAATCGATTGAAACAATAATCTTTATATTGCATTACCTAACAGCCATTTTAAAATCATGAATCAAATAGAACTCACAGCCGCAACCTTATTTAAACCATTATTCCCTTACGTTACAAGGGTAGAAATTAAATCTAACGTAAATTACGATTACAATGGATTTGGGCCGGCTAATAGGATGGAAACCTCGGTTCCTATTCTGGAAGTTGAATGCACCTTGTTACCGGAAATCCGTTTTGACTATAAAACAGCGAAACAGTTCTTACACAGAATGCCAAAAGCAAGGGTATTATCATCCGGCACTAAGCACCTGTTTACTTTTGTAAATAACCACGCCGAAACATTCTACAATGCACTGATTATCGAGCGGCCGGAGTTTAATTTATCACAAAACAATTCAAAATATACACACCATGGTGAAACAAAACGTAAGCCTTGAAGACATGCGCGTCGATGATAGTAATGATACGTTCAACATTTACGAACGTATCATGCAGCATCCGGAAATCAAAAGCATGCAGGGAATTGAGATGTTCAATATATCCTACGACTGGTCAACATTTAGTATTGTTTTCCGTATGAAACATGGTGAGTGGATGTGCGGCGCAAGATGGGGGTTAAACTTCCTTGAAAACGGTGCTGTGGATTATAGGGGTTTCATTAATCACCCATAGTTTTTGATTCCGACGACTTACAACAACGTCGAGAAATGGATGTTGGAAAGAATAAGCGAGCTTAAAAGTGTGGCAAGATGATATAAAAAAAGCCCCCATCGCTGAAGGCCATTAGAACTCTAAATGTACTTGGCTTACGGCGATTCCAAATGCCCATGTTCACCAATACACAACGAAGGTAATTAAAAAAGCCCCCAAATTTGGAGGCTTTTTTCGTAGCAAAAACTATTTTATCTTAAACTAACAATGATATTCTGTGGCTCGACCTTCTGAGTAGCGGAAGCCTAATTTCGGTATCTGGTGATAGTTATAATCCTTGATACACCATAATAAAACCGCACTTCCATCTACTCCAATCACAGGAGCATTGGTCGAGCATACCGATTTTACGATCGGTTGTCGTTTAACATCATTTACACCAATTGGTTGTTCTGCAATCACCGAAACACAATAAAACGCATGGTTTGTTAGTGCTATGGTTTCAACCGGCGTGAATTCAGCCACCGGCGACTGGTTGATTGTCGATTCATGAATACCAACATCCGTAAAGGGCGGACTGGCACTACATGAAACGCTCATATGCGATAACATCGCAACCGTAAATGAGATTAACAATTGTCTTTTCATAGACCAAATGTATAAATTATATTAATTTAATTCAAAGTAAAATAATTATAATTTTGCTACATGGCAAATAGCGCAACCCAATTGCAGATTGAGTTTATTAAATCAGAGCTGCGGAAAAATGGCAAAAGATCGACAATCTTGACAAAGTTTGTCAAGAAGTGGCATAGCGTAAGTGAAAGGACATTCGATAGACGGCTAAAGCTTGCGGAATTGGCTATGTCCAGCGAGATAAAGGCGATTCAAGAAAAAGCCGAGGAGAAGGTCGCCGAGGAAGTGGAGGCCCGCAAATTGGAGATAATGGATGTTATGGAGCGAAAGGACATTCTCACCCAGATCGCTAGGGGTAAGATACCATTGAAAAAACACATGGTAGTCGATAAGGTTATCGAAGAGGTCGATGTTATTCCAGACTGGAATGATAGACGGGCTGCAATCGCTGAGCTCAACAAGATGGATGGAGACTACGCACCAACTAAGCAATCTAATGTTAATCCTGATGGCACTCCTGTTGAGCAGGTTAAACTAATAATGACGCCCGATCAGTTAGAGGAGCTGAAAAAATCAATTGAAGGTAAAAAATAATGCAATATTGGAAGGCCTCGACATTACTACAAATACCCGAAGAGCAAAGGCAAATAGTCTATGATTCTGGCGTGTATATGGTTAATGATTGTTTCCTCCCATTGTATGAACAAAAAGCGTTTAGAAAACAGATGTGGGGCGCTAGGGGTTCCGGCAAATCACATCACGCAACGGATTACGCTGATTGGATACTTACAACAAAAGATTATGCCCGGGTACTATTTCTCCGGTATGTAAAAGAAGATGTTCGATCTTCACTGTGGCAAAGCTTTAAAGACGGATTGGAAGCTAAAGGCAGGCTAAATGAGTATAATTTGGTTGAAAATACGATGACCGCTAAGCATAGGGGAACTTGTAATATCTTAACATGTAAAGGCGTTAAGGCGTCTAAAACCCAAACGGCGAAATTAAAATCTATCGCGGGTTACACGCATATTATCATTGAAGAAGCGGACGAGATGCCCAAGGAGGATAAGCGTAAACTAATGGACTCCGTACGGAAGAAAGGTGTTGAATTGGAAATTATAGAGATGTGGAACACGGCCAATAAATTGCACCACATTTACGAGGATTATGACATGGTGCCCTCCGGTAAGGACGGATATTATATGGCAGTTCCCAAAAAAGACAGCGGTGTCATATCAATGCACTCCACATACATAGATAATATTCATAATCTTAATGACGAATTTATAAGAAGGTACAAGGCGGCGGAGCATGGAACGGATATAAACTACTACCTAAGTGATGTTAAGGGTTTTATACCATCATTTTCCACCAATATGGTGCTTCCGCATTTTAAGAAGATAGAAATAATGCCACCATGCGATAGATATATCTGGGGTATTGACTACGGATATAACTCAGACCAAACAGCGTTGGTAAAAGTTGGTGTCAAAGGACGCCAGCGATATTTTCAACAAATATGTTATGAACCTGGAATATCAGCCTCCCAAATTAACACCTATCTTCAAAAAAATGGCAGAAAACCAACTGAGACCCTATACTCCGAGCATGATAAGGAAATGATATTGCAATTAAGAAAACTAGGTGTTTCAATAACCATGGCGCGCAAAGGACCAAATAGTAAAATTGCGGGGGTAGCTAAAACAAAAGAGTATGAATGCTTTTATATTGGCGCTGACTATGAAAATGAAATAGTCAACTGGCAGTATATTACAGTTACAGATTTACTCACCGGCAAAACCGTTGTTACAAATGAGCCAAAGGACGGAAATGATCATCTGTGCCAAGCAGGACTCTATGCAGTGTATACAGATTCATTTATTCACAGAGAGGGGTACTAATCACAATAAATTGACTAAATTTAAAAACTATAAATTAAACCAATGGAACTATACAACTTTTTTACAGAGGTAGTAAGCGATGCCGAAAAAATCGAAGAATTGAAATTATGTTTCGAGG